CAGATACATCAATCAAGGTACAACAGTCTGCGATCTGGGAGATGATGCCCAAGGAGTTCAAAAAGAAGACCAAGAGTACAGAGGGATATATTAATTTTTCTATGCAGAATGGTTTTACAGGGCAATCATTTATTTTCCCTGATACCAAAACTCGTGTTGATTTTAAGACCTACACGCAGTTTAGTAACAACCAAACCATCTTAGAGGGTTTTGAGTTCGGATTCAAGAAGCCTGATGACTTGAATATAGGAGCTTGGCTTGATGAGTACTTAGGTGATTCTGCACTAGTGAATACGCTTAGATTCCGTCTTGCTACTAGAAACTCAAAGCTATTGATAGGATTCACACCGATTGATGGGTACACACCATTTATATCAGAATACCTACAAGGAGCAGAAACACTGCAAACACGAAAAGCTGAGTTGTTAAATAATAAATCATTACCAGTAAAGCAATATAGTCCAAAGAGGGATGCGAGTATAGTATACCTTCATTCAGACGAAAATCCATTCGGTGGCTACTCTCGTATTTCAAAGGATCTAAGAGACCGACCACAAGAAGAGATATTAGTAAGAGCATATGGTGTGCCAGTCAAGTCAATGACATCAATGTTACCTTTGTTTAACACAGAAGTTAATGTATTAGGGGAGGAGGAAAATAAATATGGGATGAAGTTCCCAGACATATCTAATGAGAAAGAATTTACAGTATATCAGGTTGTTGACCCAGCAGGAGCAAGAAACTATGTATCCATCTGGGCTGGAGTCAACCGACAAGGAGATGTCTATATCAGACGAGAATGGCCAGATAGAGATACATTTGGTGAATGGGCAATATTTGGTGATCCCAAATGGAAGTTTGGGCCAGCCTCAAAGAAGCTAGGGTATAATGTTCAAGGTTATATAGAATTATTTGAGGATATAGAAGAGGAGATAGGCGTAAATGTTTTTGAAAGAATTGGAGACTCCAGATACTTTGCCAGAGAAAATGAGAATAATATTGATTTGTTCTCCGAGTACAGCGACCAAGGTATGGACTTTGTTCCTTCTGACGGAAGAACGGAAGCAATAGGTACATCTGCGTTAGATGAATGGTTTTACTACAACCCAAATGTGGGTGTAGATGCAGAAAATCGCCCAAGATGCTATATACACGAGTCATGTGGCAACCTTATTGACTCATTAATAAACTATAATGCACAGGGAAAGGCAGATGAAGCATTGAAAGACTTTTTTGACCTAATGAGGTACTTGAGGTTGTCAAACGCAGGCGAAGGCCCTATATTCTATGATGAAAGGTCATTTGATCAAATACAAGGAACAGGAGGATACTAATGAAGCAAGGAGAGTTAGCTAAGATACTAGATAGATCACCTATGGAAATAGGTAGAACCAGAAAAAAAATATGTAACTCCGATGATTTCAATGAAGAAACAAAGGAGTTAACCGAATCAGGCATTGAGAAACTGAAGGATTACTATGACTTCAAAGCTCTTGAGCCTCAGTTTGTTAAAGTAACAATATTGTACAATGCAAATAACCCCAAGTTTGTTGTAGGAACAGTATTAGAAAATGGTAAAAGAAAAAAGATAAGGGTTTGTATACCTATGAATCTAGCTAATCATTTAACAGAAGGTAAGATATTTGAAGCACAAGTAATTGAATACAATGGCGAAAAGTATTACAGACATAAAAAAATCCGAGATGGATATTACCCTAGAGTTCATCAAAAAGCACAGTGATGCTTTTGTAGCTTGGGAAATATTATATAGAGCTTACTCAGATCAGATACACGAAGTGCCAGTGGACGAACTTATTGATCTAGCAGGACGAGATGTTGTGTGGTATCACAATGTTATTAACAATGCTAGGAACAGAATAAAGAGGAATATGTTAAAATCACGCTAATGGATGAACAAGTCTTAGAGAGTTTCTATACTACTACAAAACCAGACATCTCCGAACTAAAGAATGAATATGATTCTGATGTGGTAGATATGTCTCCCTTCGTTGCCCAATGTCAAGAAAGCTATGATCAACGCAATGCTATCTGGCCTGGCAAAACAGAGGATTTACAAAAGCATGGAGAAAGTGCTTTTCCTTGGGATGGTGCTTCTGACCAAGAGGTTCGTCTCATAGAGCAGTGTGTAAGCACTTATGTGTCGCTAATGATGAATGCGTTAAATCGCAGTAATATCACAGCTAGTCCGATTGAAAGCTCAGATATAAGTGAAGCACGAGTAAAGAGTCAGTTTCTGAAATGGATGCGTGACTCATACATTAAGGATTTTAAAAGACAATCAGAGATTGTAGCTAATAATTTATTAGAAAAAGGTTTGGCAGTCACATATGTAGATTGGGAGATGAAAACTCGCAAACACAAAGAGCCAATCAATCTAAATGATATAGAGGCAATATCTCCTGAGCTATACAATATACTAGCTGACGAAAACCGAGAAGAAGAAGCTATCTCTTTATTTAGCCGAATCTTTGATAAGGTAGAAGATAAAGCAGTACGCAAAGCATTAAATGAGTTGCGTGAAGTAGGTGAAGCAGAGATACCTGTTGTAAAGCGAGATATATCTAGACCTTTTGTACAAACGAAGTTTGCCGACTCAGATATTGTGTTCCCATCGTATGTTACCGATATACAGAGATCACCACGAGTTCATATGAGAACGCTCATGACTCCATCTGAGATTGAAAATTGTATTGAAACCAAAGGGTGGGATAAGAACATAGCTAGAGATCTGATTGAAAACAGACGAGGCGTTGATGGAGTAAGCAACCTATCCTTTGATGTAGCTGACAGACGAAACGCAAACCAGCGTGGGTTCAGCTTTGGTGCAGGGAATGGTAGGGATTATGACGATCTAGTAGAGGTCGTACATACATATCGCAGACTCGTAGACATGAAGGACGGAGCAGAAGGGATCTACCTTACTGTATGGAGTCCACAGTATCCAGAAGGCTATCTAAGCCATGAGTTACTGGCAGGTTACGAGCAGTATCCGTTCGTCTGCACTAAATTATTCAACTCCAATAAACGATTACACGATGTAACTAACTTCTCTGATTTACTTAGAGGGCCTCAGGCTCAAGCTAAGATTGTTAGGGATGGATGGAGTGACAACCAAGCAATATCTATTGCACCACCATTCTTACATCCAGTAGGTCGTGCACCTACACAAATGGGAGCAGGTGCTTGGATTGGTGTCCGTCAAAACGATACATATAAGTTCCTTGATGTACCAAACACAGGTAGACAAGGTATTGAGATAGAGGAGTATGTACAGAACGAAGCATTGGATCTAGTAGGATTAAATGCTAACAATCCATTATCCCAACAACGACAACAATTTATTATAGACAAATTCTTACAACACATCTCTGATGTATTGAAGCTAGCTTATAAGGCATATGTAGTCTTTGGGCCAGATGAATTGTACTTCCGAGTAACAGGTCAACCTGATCCAGTGCAGTTTTTACGCAGTCCATCTGATGATGAGCTAGATGTAGCTGTATCATTTGATTCATTAAACAATGATCCTGATACAGTCAAAGCACGAGTAGAAGCATTCTTACAGCTAGCTAGAACATCACCGACTAACTCATTTGATTTAAGTAAGGTAGAGCAAGTGGTAGCATCAATGATTGATCCAGTAATTGCTGACTCAGTAATTCAGCCATCAGCACAAGCTCAACAACAAATGACCGAAGAAGTGACTAATGATCTAGCTAAGATCTTTGCTGGTATTCCTGTAGGAGCTAAACCAAATGGTGGTCAAATAGCCCTAGAAATTATACAAGGATATATCCAACAACCTAATATTCAAGAAAAGCTAGCTACTGATCCAGTATTTGCACAAAATCTACAAGACTACTCAGCTAAGTATGAGCAACAAATAGCTCAACAGCAAAACGCAGAGATAGGTAGATTAGGTGCTACACCTGCACAAATGGGTGGAATAAACACTGAATCCATATAATGAGTCTAGTAAAAAAAGAAAATAATCTTGAAGAAGCGTTAAAGTTTCTACGCAAGTACGATCAGTTTGAAGTATTGCTTGCTTTTGTTAAAGAATGCAGAGAGTCAAAATTCCAAGCTCTTGAATCCAAGTTAGATGCAGGAGAGAGGGCTGATGCAAAATTGATAGGTGCTATGATTGAAGACGATTATATTTATAAAACACTAAAAGGAGATAATTAATATGCCAAGAGGAAAAGGAACATACGGAAGTAAAGTAGGTCGTCCACCATCTAAAAAGAAAAAGATGAAGAAGGGTAAGTGCTAATGGCAAAAGGTAAGAAAGATGCTTGCTATCGCAAGGTTAAGTCTAGATACAAAGTTTGGCCAAGTGCTTACGCATCTGGTGCGTTAGTTCGTTGCCGAAAGGTAGGAGCTAAGAACTGGGGTAATAAATCTAGAAAGAAAAAATAATGGCTAAGAAGGAAGGACTTCGTAAGTGGTTTGGTCGCAACAAAGGTAAAGGTTGGATTGACTGCAAAACTGGTAAGCCATGTGGTCGCAAATCAGCTAGGGGTAAGAGTAAAAGACCTTATCCTGCGTGTCGTCCTACGAAAGCCCAATGTAATTCATCTGCTCGCAAAAAGAAAGGGCCTGCGAGAATATCATGGAAGAAAAAATAATATGAGTAAAATAAAATGTAAACTTTGCAAATGGATAACAAAACTGCCAAAAGTAAACTCAGAGAATTGCGAGATTCTTTGTCCAAAGTATTGGGTGAAGAAGATAAGCTCTCCTCTAGTGAAATTACAGAGCAGTCTCAAGAAGCTATACAGCAGGCTCGTAAGGCTACTAGTCAGCTTAAAAAATCTCTTCTTGATCGTGTTAAAGAAATTCCAGTAGTCCAAAAAGTCAGTGAGCTAGGAACGGCAGGCACTGTAGCTGTAGCTACTGCTGGTACTGCACAGGTAGGAATAGCTACTGATATTACAACAGTTTTTGTAGCTGATATAGCTAACGATGTTGTTGAGGAAAGGTTTGAAGTACCTGTATTTATTGATCACTTTATTGACTTTCATGAATTGAATGATTGGGGTCAACAAGTTATTTTAGAGAAGGTTTCCGAACTACAACCGACTTCCGAACAATCCGTTTCCGATGTGGACACCAAACCTCAACCACCTGCTTCTTCACAAGATACTGCTTCCGATACTCCTGAAGATAAGACTTCCGAAGAGAAACCAACTGAAACAAAGCAACAGTCAGAAGTAAAAGAATCCAAATCAGAAGAAAAAGAAACATCTAAAGAAGGTGATCAAGAAGAAGCCAAACAAGAAAGCCCAAAACAGCCCCAAGAACAAAAAACTGAAGCCAAGCAAGAATCTCAAGAAAAATCATCTGATGAGCCTACCAAATCTGTTGAGGCTGTCAAGACCCCATCTATCGCAATGGATGATCCTATAAAACCTCACTCACTAGTAGTAACATCTCCAGTACAATGATTGAATATATATACAACAATTATAAAGACGATTTGCTAGCAATGGCATTTACATACATTGGAATAATATCTCTTGTTATAATGTTTCTACCTAAGAATAATTTTTTTAGCAAACTATTCAAAGAGTTTGCATCAATCTTTACATCCCTATTTAAGAAATGAGCATAACAGAACCAGAAGAAGTAGAAACAATAACTTGGATTCATATTAATCAAGATTGGCAATGGTATTACTTTGTGCCATTACTTGATCGCAATGAATGGGATGGTATTGAGTATGATTCCGTACAATACGGATGGGATGAGCTAGATTATAGATTTGGTGTAGAATATCCATCAATCCCTGAATCATCTATGTTGTCGTTGACTTTTGGTGTCATAGCCTTTATGTGTGTAGCATTTAAAAAAATATTTAAATAACCAATGCTATAATGCACACATTCGCCAATCTACAGGCGTAAAAGGTAGTTATGACAGATGAATCACAAGAGGCCAACGCTACAGCCGACACAGAAGAAGTAGTGACAGATCAATCCGAGCCAATGTCGCTTGAACAAATTCGTTCAGCTAGGTTAGCTCAGATGTCTCCACAACAAGAGGAGACCACGGAGGCAGTTGAAGAAACTGAGGTGGAGGACATAGAAGAAGAGCCACAAGCCGAAGAAGAAGCTGAAGAAGTAGAATCCGAAGACAGTGGAGAAGATGTTCTTTCACAGATTGATTGGGATGCTCTAGATGATGAATCAAAGGCTGGTATAGCTGAACAAGCTATAGAAACACTACCACCAGAACAGCTAGCTGAACTAGCTAAGAAGATGGGCAGTGGATCAGGCAAGCGTATTGGTGAATTAACTGGGCAGATCAGAGAATTAAAAAACCAGATTGAAGCCAAGGATAAAGCTCTAAAGGAAGGTTTAGAATCACTTATTCCTCCATCAAATAACTTTGCGAATGTAGATACAGAAGATAAACTAACAGAAACTTCGCAGAAGATACGAGAAGAGATTAAGTTTTATCAAAGGTGGTTAGCTGGGGATGATGACTATTATCAAAGTAATGGACAAGAATACAGTCGTTCTGATATAGTTCAATATGTTGAGTCACTTCAGGATCAATATGATGATGTTCCTAAACAAAGGGAATACATTAGATCATTAGAGAAGTCACGAAGAGAAGCAGATGAACTACAGAAGAAGGCAGACAAAGAGTTTTCTTGGATTACTGATGAATCGTCAAAAGCATATAGCCTATATGATGAGCTAGTATCTTCGCCAGATATGGCAGTTATAGAAAACATAGCACCATCATTAGGAGCAAAGCTAAAGTATCATCTCTTACACACAGCTAACAGTATGGCAGGAATGACCATACAGCCTAGTAAGAAAATAACTTTACCACGGAGATCACCAAATTCAGTCATTGATTCTACAGGATCTGCTAGTCCAAAGGACAGAGGTAACATCCAAATTAAGAAATTGAGAGAACAAGCTATGCAAGGCAACTTGGATTCAGCTAGAAAGCTAAGGACTTTGCAAATACAAAATCGTAAATAAAATCTCAAAAATTAGAAAGTAAAATATCATGGCAGGAACATTTGACTCCTCATTTAATACAAACTCTAACGCAGGTAATAGAGAGCAATTGCTTGACCTTACTACTGTGTTATCCCCTCGCCAAGCCCCTGTATATGGCTTGTTACCAAAACAAAAGGCAACTGCCGATCTAGTAGAATGGACAGTTGATACATTAGCAGACCCAGCAGACAATGCTGTAGTTGAAGGTGCTGACTTATCATTCGGTACTGAAGCAGGTGATACAGAAGCTCGCAAGTTCGGTGCTCTAGCTCGTCTAGACAATCGTCTTCAACACTTCCGTAAAACATTCATGGTTACCAAGAAACAAGAAGTTCTTGATTCTGTTACACCTGTGAAATTACAGCAAGCAGAAGAAAAAGCTACTTCAGAGTTACTTCGTGACATTGAAAAAGCTATCTGCTCTGATCAAGGTGCTGTAGCTGGAACTAGCTCAACTGCTGGACAACTTCGTGGACTAG